GGCCGCGTCAATATCCGGGGCCTCTCGAGCGCGACCGTGACGCTGGGCAATTTCTACATGCGCTATCAGGTGCTGGGCTACCTGCTCCAGGTGCCGCAAATCCCGGTCGCGCCATCGGATGAGGAGTTCTTTCTGCTGGCGAACGATGGGGTTACCATCCTGCGCTCGAACGGCAACGTGAACCTGAGGCCGCATTAGAATGGCTGGCGAGACCTTCGGCACTTTTCTGACGAGCGATGTCCTCACCGAGGCGTTGCCGGGGGCGGTGCAGGCCACCGATCGCCTCGCCGTGGTGCGCGCGGCCACGGCGTATTACGCCGAATATGCCGATCTGCTGGCGGTGACGCCGTTCTACACGCCGGCCACGGTAGACGGCTTTATCGCGTCGGACGGCGGCATCACCAGTGGCGACGCCACTTTTGTCTCGGCCAGCGCGGGGTTCGTGGCCGGCGATGTCGGCAAGCTGATCTCGATCCGCGAGGCCGGGGCTAATTGGTTCCTTAACAGCGCCACCGTCAGCAACGGCGGAGCCGGGTTCGCGGTTGGCGATCTGGTGGATTTCGCCAACGGCGCGCAGGTTTACGTGGTCGAGGTTTCGGCTGGCGTGGTTGTGGAGTTCTACATCGTAAACCGAGGGAGCCAGTCGGACCCGCCGCCGGCCACCATCAGCCAAAGCGGGGCGAGCGTGCGGGCCGGGTCTCTCGTCCCTCCCGCGGTGCCGGTCGCAGGCGGTACCGGCCTGGTCCTCGCTACCGCCGCTCCCACTTGGATACGGGAAAATCTCGTAACCACGATAGCCAGCGTCACCAACGCGACCACGGTAGAGCTTGCCCTCGCCGCGTCGGCGACGGTGGTCGGCGCAACGTGGGGGTGCGGGACGGATTACGGCCCGGCCATACAGGCGGCCCTTGACGCCGGCACTTTGGTATACCTCCCGCCCGGCATCGTTGGCCACGCACAAACGCTAACGATGCTTACCGGGAATGTCCTCATCGGCACGGACATAGAAAATACGCAGCTGATGTGGCTCGGCGCCGCGGGCCAGCCGCAAATTTTCCTCGGTACTCAGGCCGCCGGGCGGGCCGACAACATGCGCGTCGGGTATTTCACCCTCGACGGGCTCGGTGCGGCCAGCAAGGGCTACTACGCCCGCGCTGCGGCGGCCAGCCGGTGGCATCCGGTCGATATGAAAGGCCACACCACGGTCGGGATGGACATCCACGGCAACGACGCCGGCGTGGACAGCATCTTCAACGTTTTCGAGTCGTTCCGCACGAGCTACGAGACGGGAGACCTGAACACCTACGGGATTTGGTGGGGGTTCCCCAATACTTACGACATCGAGAGCGACCACGACCTGTCCGTTTACCAGCACATCCAGATCAAGACGCTTGCGACTGCTACCGGCTTTATCGGCGGGTGCTCGGATCACAACACCGTGATCTACATGCAGGTCCGCTCCGGCACGAGTTCGCACAACCCGAGCAGCATCGACCTGCTCGGGGGAGATTGGGCGACAAGCGGCCATTGTCGGAACCATCAGTGGGTTGGCATGGACGCCGGCCAGGGCGGCCTCAAAATCCGCGCGACGGGGTGGGCGAACCCGGCAGAGGCGATCTTTATCGACTATTACGACCGCGGCAATGGCGGGGCGGATTATTCCGTCGAGGACGGGGCGCTTTACAGCCTCCGATCCGGCACCCTCGGCGTCGATGGGTTCGTCCTGCGAGCGCGCGCATTCGCAAATCTGCCGACCGTGCCAGTAGGCGGCGTTTCGTACATTACGAACAGCAGCACCTCGGCTCCGGGGGCGATCGTCGGCGGTGCCGGCGCGTTCGCTGTGTTCGCTGGATACGACGGGACCTCCTGGCGGGTTTTGGCGCCGGTTGCGAGGCCAGCCAGTCTCAATCTAGCTCACCAATCTCCCGCCGGGACGACCAATACCGCGGCCTTCGAGATGATGGGCATGGGGGCGACGGCGACGATCACCCCAACGGCTACGGGGCGCCTCTGGGTGACGATCTGGGGTACTATGGAGAACACGGCCGCCACCTCCGGCTCGCGTGTGAGGCCGAAGTACGGGACTGGCGCAGCGCCGGTTAACGGGGCTGCCGAGACCGGCACGTCTCTTTGCACCAACTCGCCGGATGTCAAGTTTGACGGCGATACAGTCGCCCAGGCGGCTCCGTTTAGCGTATCCGGCGTCATTGACGTGACCGTGGGAGTTGCGGTGTGGGTCGACATTGCGATGCAGGCGCTAGTCGGCGGCACGGCCAGCGCGTCCGGCGTCTCGGTTCAGATTGTGGAGATATAGGCATGCGGGTGCCTCTCGCGTTTGCCGCGGCGCTGGCGGTCGTCCTGCCCGCCGCGGCGCAGGCGGCCTGCCCGCCGATCCCCTTTATCTTCGCCCAGGGCGCGCCGTTCAACGCGACCCAGGTCAACGCGAATTTCACCAGCCTGCGCGACTGCTACAGCACATCTCTCAGCCCAGGGACGCCGCCCACGGTAGTCAATCATCCGGTGGTCTGGACGAATACGCTCGGCACCGGCATTGGCGACCCCGGCACGACGTGGACCTACGGCGGCTCGATCGTGCTCAACCCGGTGCCGGGCTCCCTCAATCAGGGCCTCAAGACCTCGCAGACTGTTGCCGGCACCGTCACGGCCGACACCTGGTACAACCAGTTCCTGATCGCCAGCGACAACGTTAGCGGGGCGGAGACCAACCTGTTCGGCGGCGGCGTCTATCAGGTCTGCTGTGGCGCGGCCGCGCAGGGATACCGCTTCGCGCTCGGCGGCCGGCTGGATGTAACCAGCGCCTGGAGTTCATCTGACCCGGAGGCGGTCTTTGTGGGGGTGATCGGCAATGCCCGGGCAACCGTCAGCTCACCCAGCGTCGGGGCGCTGATCGCCGGCGGCAACTTCAACGTCGATGTCAGCAACAATGCCCAGAATTGGGCGACGGTCATCGGGGCGGAGACCGATGTTATCGTTCGGACCGGCACCGAGGCGCCGCAGACCAAGACGAACCAATCTCACGTCCTGGGGGCGCTCGATGCGGTAAACGCCTTCGGGTTCTCGGCTTGGCACCATTACGTAAATGCCGGCACGACGAACGGCATGACGAATCTGTGGCTGCTTGATACGACGCTTGGTGGCGGGGAGATCGTCGAGTCGGTCGGCACGATCCTCAATGTCCGGGGCGCGATGACGGTGGCGGACGTGTTCAACCTCAACTCGCTGACCGTGACCGGCAGTGTCCTGTACGGCCCCGGTGGCAGCAGCATCATCAGCGGCGCCGGCGCGGGCCACTTCAACAGCACCCTTAGCGGCAACGGCAATATCGGGGCTGTCTACCCAACGTCGGCCGCGACCGGCTGGGCGCTCGGCAGTAACTTCTCGGCAGCGAACGCCGAGGTCAACCTGTGGAACACGTCCGACACCGGCCTCGGCTTCCACTTCAAGCAGAAGACCGGGGCGAGCGCCGCGTCCGACGTGTTCTGGATCAACAACACAACCGGCGGCAACAAGACGACCAACGTCAAGCTGATGCGGAAAGACGGCGCCGGGGTCATCACCTTTGTCGATGTCACGGTCGATGCCAATGACAGCTGCGGCGCCGGCTTCTCCTGTCTGCGGGTGATAAATTGAGAGCGATCCTGATCCTGGCGCTGCTGCTGCCCTTCGCGGCCCACGCCCAGACCGCCGACGAGAAGGCGACGCACGAGGCCTGCGACGAGCAGCGAAAGGTGGAGACGACGCCCAGGGGCGCGAAGCGGTTTGTGCCCGGCTATAAGCCAGGCTGGGAGAAGTGCGAGGCTTTCGAGGCGGCCTACCAGCAGAAGCTGAGGGACGCGGCGAACGCGGCCAATGCCGGAGCGGCGGCCAAGAAGGCGGCGCGGGATTCGAAGGCTCAGGAGGAATTGAACAAGTGAATGCGGTACGCATTGCGCGTTATGCGGTTATCGCGTTGTTCTTTCTTGCGTTTGCCTCTTTTCGGGCGCCCTCGCAGACAGTGGCTCCGGATCCGCGCATTGCCGGGCCGATGATCCAGGCGCTCCAGGCGCAGGTCGCGCTACAGCAGGCGATGATGAAGGCGCAGGCCGAGGACGCCGAGGCGCAGAAAAAGACGCTATGGGATTGGTTGCTGTCGGCGCAGGCCGAGGCGAAAAAATAGCGGGCCGAAGCCCGCCAAGTTCCCCTTAGTCGTGTCCGCTTCCCTGACGGGGTTGCTGACGCGCCATCGTTAGCACGTCCGCGCGGATCGTGATATAGCCGGATCGTCCTTTAGGAGGGGAATATGCGCGCACCGCTTCGTTACGCCGCCATCCTGGCCGTCGGCATCTTCCTCGGCACCGCCGCGGTGCAGCTTCACTCGGCCGGCATCCCCGGCCCGGCGGACCCGAGCCAGGTCATTCCGCAGGTCAACCAGTACCTGGCGAACCTGATTACCCGCTCCGGCACGACCAGCGAATTGCAGTTCTCCGGCTCTCAGTCATGGGCGGTGAACAGCACTGTCGCCACCACGATGACCTCGCTTGGCCCCCAGGGCGCCAGCACCACGGTCTCCCAGTGGCTGACGGTGGTCGACAACCGGGGCCGCGTCGGGTTCATCCCCTGGTATCTCTACACGCCTTGATAGCTCGGCGAGCAGCGTAAACAGGACGAGCCACATGGCCCAGGAGGCCGACAGGAACAATCCCGCTGTCCCCCAACAAGCGAGGATTGCCCTGTCGTCCTGGTTTGCAAGCCGCCAGCACGATACGCACAGCCAGATGGCAGCGGCAAGTCCGAGCGCGCCGGTGGCGACGAACCAGTCGAGCGGGACCGAGTAGAAATGGCCGACCGCGACCAGCCGGCCCTCGAGCGGCACGATATGCGAGACGCCGCCCAGGCCCCAGCCGGTCAGCGGTCGCTGAAGACCGACTGTCAGGCCGAGTTCCCATACCTGGAGGCGGGCCTCCGAGCGCTGGAGAGGTACCGCGCCGAGCAGCGCGAAGCCAGCGGCGCCAACCGCGATCCGGCGGGACCGGCGCCACAGGAGGACGGCGGCGCCAGCCCCAACGGCGAGCAGCGCGCCACGGCTCTGACTGAGGACGACCGCCAGCGCGTTCGCGCCGAGCGCCGCGTGCCCCATTATGGTGCCGCGTTCGCGCCACGCGACGAGCAGCATGACGGCGGCAAAGGCCCCGAGGTAGTTCGGGCTGCCGAATGGCCCAGGTGGCCGGGCCTGCCAGGGCAGTTGTACCAACGCGATCGCGCCGCATCCCACGCTGGCCCACAAGAGGACGGTCCAAATGCGGCTCGCGCGCCCCTCGGGGAGGAGCCGCAGAACCAGGAACCAGCAGACGAGCAGGAGGCACCCGGCGTATCCGTCGCCGGGGCCGCCGAGGCTGGCGATGCCGGCAGCGGCGGCGAGGGCTAGGACGGCTAGGGTGATCCGCATCGCTGGCAGGATGGCCTTCGTTGCTGGGAGCGTGGGTTTTCTGATTTACACACTGTGGCCGGATTGAGGTGTTGGAATGGCGATCACGCTGGATCGAGGACCGCAGAACGTCGGCGATTTGCTGAGCCAACTGAATGTCTTGCGGAGGCAGATCAACGACCTCGGCGCGTTGGAGAGCTACAACAACGGCGAATATACCGGCTTTCAGTTCAACGATGCCGGTGGCGCTGGCATCGGCTTTCTGTCGAGCAATGGAACAATCACCGAGTTCGACCTGAGCCTGCCTGACGGCAGCGTCGCCGCGAGCTTCATCATGAACGCGGATGGCCTGATAATACAGGCCACCGTCCCAGTCTTCATCAACTACGGCCCAGGCGTCGCCTTCGCCGACCTGCCGGCTGCGAGCCTCGGGATTACGGCGCTCATCCTTGACAGCAACACGGCGACCTGGGGCGCGACGATTGCCGGCGGCGGGGCCAACAAGGTGCTGGCGCTCTGCGGCGAGACCAACTGGAGCGTGGTCGGCAAGGTCAATTGACGTGAACGGACCGAGTGGGTTCGCGGGACTGATCGGGAGACGCAAAATGCCGGCTGCCAGCGAGAAGCAGCGCCGCCTGATGGGAGCCGACCTCGCCCGCAAGCGCGCCGGCAAGAAGACCAAGACCGGCATGTCCGAGGCGCAGCTCAGGGACTTCGCCAAAAAGGTGCCGATTCAGCGCAAGGGGAGCGCCCGAAAGAAGTGAAGCTCGCTACCACCTTGCTGCTGGCTTGCCTCGCGTCCCCGGCTATGGCGCAGCACCTGCCTGACGTCACCGAGCCGATCGTGCCGCCCTTAAATGACGAGATCAACCGGGTGCGCCGGGCGATCAACGAGGCGTCGGGGCGTATCGGGCAGAACAGCGCCGAATTGACTGCGCTCACCGGCGGCTGGTCGGCCGCGCCCGCCACGCTGTCCTGCAATGCGGGGACGCTCACCTCGGCCACCGGCAACGTGCTCTCCAAGGTCATCGGCAAGACGGTGTTCCTGTCGGTGCAGATCCAGATCGCCACCAATGGCACCTGTGCCACCGCGATCAACGTGGCGCTGCCGGCGGAACTGGTTCCCGTGGCGCACAACGCTTTTGTGCTGCCGGGGACGCTGGTGGGCGGCTCGATGGCGCGCGGCTTGGTGCAGCTGACACCGAGCCCGCGCATCAACATCAGGTCGTTCAATAACGGCTATCCGGGCGGCTCCGGGGCCAATATCGTCATCAGCGGCGTCTATCAGACGCAATAGCCTCGAGGAGGCGGTGAGATGTTCGATGGAGTGGGCGATCTGATGCAGTCGTTCGAGCGGGCTGATCGCCGGACGGTCTGGGCGCAGCGGGCTATCGTCGCCGGCATAGCGGCCGTGCTGTTCCTGTCGGTCTCGAATGCGCGGGCGCAATTGAGCGGGGCCTTCGTCAACTGCTCGCAGACCGTCAGCACGGCGGCGGCGACCGTTCCGTTTCCCACCTCCGGCTCCGGTCCGTCCGCGCCGCAGGTCTATCTGCGCCTGTGCAACGCGCATGCTTCCAACACGCTGGGGGTCAATCCGCTGCCGGGCGGCACCGCGGCGATCGGCTCGGCCGGCACGCTGACCGTGGCGGCTGGCGGGTGCCTCCTGTTCGACGTGGCCCCGATCCCGCCGGTCATCAGCGTCATCGGTTCCGCCGCGAGCACGACGACGGCCTGCTGGTATCGGTAGCGATGGCAGAGGACATCGGTGCTTGGGTGGCGATCGCCTGGCAGGCGTCTATGGTGCTCGGCGTGCTGGTCAGCGTGACGATCCAGGTTATTACATTCCGCCGGCTGCATATCGTCGTGGAGCAGACCAACGGCATGTCGCATCTCCTGGAGCAGTTGGCCGGACAGGCCGGCGAGACGCGCGGGCGCGAGCAGGCCAAGCGCGAGAGGGATTAGGTAATGTTCGGCCAAGTGATAAGGGCTCTTATATATATCTGCTTTCTGGCGATCGCCTACTACCTGGTACTCTGGGTGCTGGGCGTGCTGGGCATTCACATCCCGCCGGTCATCCTGACGATCATCGGGGTGATCCTCGTGCTGTTCGCGATCCTGATCCTCTATCAGCTGTTTGCGCCCTACTGGGGCGGCGTCAACTGGTGGGGCAGGCGCGGACCATGAGGGTCGACGGCCGATGGACCCCTCGACCGAAACGCGGCTCGCGGTTCTGGAGGAGGCAGTAAGGCGCTTGGAGGCACGGGTCGAGAAGATCGCCTGGGCCATCGTCTCGGCGTTGGGGGTTACGACAGCGTTCTTAGCGGTGAAATATCTGTCGGATGCTGTCGGAAAATGAAGATCGTCTGCGGCTGGCAACCGCTGGCCGAGGTGCTGGCTGAGCCGAACCTGCCCGACCTGATCCGCTCCTACTGGGAGGAATTGAGCCCCCACCCCGCGCTCGTCTGCGACCCCGACTGGCCGCTGATGCTGACGATGGAGGCCGAGGGGCGGTTCAAGGTGTGGACCTGCCGGGTCGACGGCACCCTGGCGGGGTTCATCGCGTTCCACTTCATGACGCACATCGCCTACAGGAGCACGGTCCTGGCGATCGACGCCGGGCACTACCTGGGAAGCGCGTGGCGCAACCGGGGCCGGATCGGTTACAATATGTGGCGCAGCGTCAAGCCGGCGCTGAAGGCGGAGGGAGCGGTCCTCGCCATGCTGCACGACAATGCCGCGCGCCCACTGATGCCGTTCTTCCTGTCGCTGGGCGCCGAGCCGTTCTCGACGATCTACTGGTGGGATTTGGGGGCCAAATAGATGCAGTCCCAAGGCGCAGGCGGCTCGGGCAGCAGCGGAGGCAGTCCGACGGTATATTTGCCGCCCGGGCAGGACGTGGCGGCCAAGACGTGGGCCGACATCCTCAACCCGCTCGCCGGGGTCGCGGGGAATGCCGGGGCCGGCACGCCGGGCGCATGGGCCTACCCGCAGTCGCAGTCGCTCTACCCGACCGGCTACAACCAGGTCTCGCAGTTCCTGACCGGATCGCCCTACGGCCCGACCCTCTACGACCAGAATATGGGCACCGCCGTCGGCTCGGCGACGAACGCCTATAACAATTTCCTGCCGACCTACGGCGCGGTGACCGGGGCGATCCCCGGCCTCGTCGGTGGCGCGACCGCCGGCATGGAGTACTTGCCGCAGACGCTGGAGAACGCTTTCTCGCCGTACTACGGGACGATGGTGCAGGCGGCGGCCGACAACCCGCTCTATCCGCAGGCGATGACCGGCGCGTCTCAGGCGGCGGCCTACGGCGGCCAGGGCGCGCAGGACATGATGACGCAAGCCCGGGCGCTGATGATGTCTGGCTTCGACCCGCAGGCCGGCCTCTACAACCGGGGCCAGCAGCAACTCCTCGACAAGTCGAATGCGGTCAACGCGATGTCGGGTCTGTCCGGTCCCTACGCCGCCGGGGTCACCAGCAACGCGCTCGGCAATTACGACATCAACTGGCAGAACCAGCAGCTCGGCCGGCAGACGCAGGCGGCGCAGGCATCGTCGCCCCTCTACACCGGCGCGACCAACCTCGCCTACGGCTCGGCGCAGATGCCGAACCAGGTCTACATGAAGCAGATCTCCGACGTGCTCGCCGCGCTGGAGGCGCAGAACCGGGCCGGGCAGAGCGGCGTCTCGAGCTACGGCGGCATGATCGACGCCATCGGCCGGGGATTGACCGGCGGCCTCGGCCTCGGCACCACCGGGGCGCAGGGCCTGACCTCGATCGGCGGCGCGCCCTACTCGACCGGCGCCACCATCGCCAACAATTCGCTCAGCGGTCTCAGCAACCTGAACAGCATGCTGACCAGTTCGACCGCGATGGGAAATCAGCAGTACACGCTGCCGATAGAGGTGATGAACCAGCTCGCCAAATACATGGGGCTCGGGCAAACGGCCTCCGGTATCAACGACCAACTCGGTCGGAGCGCATTCAATCAGCAGGCGTCCGGCATCGGCGGCCTTCTCAGTGGGGCAAACATGCTGTTCAACCCGACTAGTGGCTGGTTCCCCGGTGCGATTAGCGGCCTGGCGGGCCTATTCGGTTCCGACCGGCGGCTGAAGCGCGACATCGAGCAGATCGGTAGGCTGCGCAACGGCCTGCCGGTGTACCGCTTCCGCTACCACTGGAGCGGGCGCTCGACGATCGGGCTGATGGCCGACGAGGTGGAGAGGGTTCACCCCGAGGCGGTGGTCGATGGGCCGGGCAGCCTGAAGATGGTCAATTACGCCCTGGCGGTGGGGTAGGCGATGCCGGAATGGCTCATGGCATTCCTGCGGATGGCGCAGCAGCAGCAACCGCAGGGAGGCGCGTTCGATCCGACGTACGGATTGCCCGGTTCGATGGGGGCGACTCCGGCTGGGGCGGGCGGTCAGGGCGACCCGGTGCTTGGTCTGTTCAACCAGCAGATGCCGGGGTGGAACCGCTTCCACACGAACCGCTACCCGGAGATGTTCCGCGGCACCAACCGGGCGTTTCAGGGGCCGATGACGGGCGACCCGGTGCTCGCGCCTCCGCGCCTGCCGCCGGTGACCATGCCAAGCATCCTCGGCGTGGACCCGGGCACGGGGGCCGGCATCCCGCCAGGCGGCTGGATGGCGCGGCCGCCGCTGCCGTCCCTTGAGGAAATCCTTTACGGGCGGAGAACCTGATGTTCAATCTCGCGGCCCTCGGCGCCGGCATCGGCCAGTTCGCGCAGCAGCAGCAGCAGGAGCGCGAGAACCAGGTCCGCACCCTGATGCTGCAAATGCAGCTGCGGAAATTCCAGATGGAAATGGAGGCGGATAGGCGCACAAACGAGGCGGCTGGATTGTCGTTCGATCTGGGCGGCGGACAGTCTCCCACTCCGATCCAGGGGCTGCCGCAGCCATCCGGGATGCCATCCGGGATGCCATCCGGTTTCCCGTCCGGGATGCCGGGCACCATGCCGCAGGGCGCCAATCCGCTGGCGTTCGTTGGTCAGCTCGCCGATGCCGCGAGGCGACAGCAAGGAACACAACCGGGCTCCGCATTCGAGGGTCAGTATGGGGGTTTCCAGGCCGGCGCGCTGCCGGGCGGACCGTCGATTGGGAATATTCCCGGTGGCCCGGCCTATCCCGGCACCGGGGCTCCGTTGAGCCATGGGGGGGTGCCGTCGCGTGATCCAGGCATGCCGACAAAGCCGCCGAGCGGAGGGGCTCCGTCGCCGTTGCTGACATCGGCGTCAACCGCGAGAAACTCGGTCCCGCAGGCAGACGAGCTGGCGAGAAACTCGTCCCCACAGGCGGCCGCACCAGTTGCCCAGACCGAGCCGCTGATGCCGCCGTCGGTGCAGGACATCGCCATTATCTTGCGGCAGAAGAACCCGACCGCATCGACCCGCGCGATCATGGAGCGTGCCAAGACGGAGCGCGAGGGGCTGCTGAGCGACTACAAGGTCAAGCACGATGCGTGGAAGGCGAAGACCGGATTTGCCGGCGATGCCGCAAGCCGCGCCATCCAGAGCCGCAAGGTGGACGTGGACGAGCGCCAGGGCGACGAGAAGGCCAGCCAGGATTGGGAGCGCATCAGGCAGGAGTTGCGCCGGATTCAGGAGGTGGAGCGGGCCGGCAAGGCGACGACATCAGACCTGGAGTTCAAGCAGAAGCACGCCGGCCGGGAGCAGGCCGAGCGCGAGCGCGCGAACAAGGCTCGCGAGCAGGGCGCGGCTGACCGGCTGAAGGCCACGGTAGGCAAGACGCAAGCCAAGACCGATGTCGCGCTGGCCGAGGCCGAGAATTTGATCAAGGACGCGCGGGAACTCGCAATGATGATAGAGGCCGATCCGACGCTGGTGGGCGGTCCCGGCTTGGCGCGGCGGGCGGGTGGTGCGGCGAGCGATGTGGTCGGCGCCGTGATCGGCCGGGAGGACCCGCTGCGCATGTCGAACCCGGCCTCGTCCGACTTCAAGAGCAGGCTGCAACTGCTGCAATCCAGGCTAGGCAAGCCGCTGCTCGACGCTCGCTACTGGAGCAAGGGCGAGCAGGAGCGGATGAACCAGCTGGTGCCGGCGCTAGGAAAGTGGGACAGCCCCACGGCAGCGAGGCAGTCGCTGAACAATATCGCCGACACCCTGGAAAGAATCGTTGCAGCCACCCGCGCCGCGACCGGGGCCGTTGCCGAAGATGTGGACACGATAACCCGGGACGAAATCAGGAGCGGCCTGCCAGAAATCTTTGGGACGCAATAGATGTCGGACGCGCCGCAAGCCCAGGAACCCACCCCGGAGCGAAAACTCCAGCTGCTGCACGAGGCGTACCGTCTCGGCATGCTGCCGGCCGAGAAGCGTCGGCTCTACGAGGGCGCAATCAAGCTGAAGATGATTGATCCGCCGCCCGTGCAGCCGAGCGGGGTCATGGCGGCGGGCGGAGCGCTTGGCGGCACCTCGACGCCGCCGGAGGCAGACACCGAGATCGGGATCGGACTCGCATCTCCGGGGCCGGCCCCGCCGGTCGCCCAGATGCCCGGGACATCCGCCCGCGGCACCGCCGGGGTGGCCGTCCAGCGTTCGCGCGACCTGCCAGGCGAGATGCGGCTGCTGCAAGGTTACGACCCGAGCGTCGATTATGACACCGGCACCGGCTGGAACGACGCGGTGGCGATGTACCGCTCCGACAACCCCAAGGAGAAGCGCGCCTACTTGGCGAAGAAATACGGCCCCGATAACGTCTTCACCGACCGCGGCGGCCGGTTCGTGGTGCGCGGCCCCGAGGGCAAGCTGATGTCCCCCGAGGGCACCGGGTTCGTCAACGACCTGATGCAGGGCGGGGCGCAGATATACGCCGACGCGCCGATGCTCGTGGGCGGTCTTGGGGGCATGATTGCGGGAGCTCCGGCCGGCCCTGGGGGCGCGGTTGCCGGGGCGATAGCCGGTACGGCGCTGGGCAAGGGGTTGACCGAGGGCGTCAAGGCGGCGACCGGGGAGTTCGATAAGACTGTCGGAGAGACCGCTGAGGCGGTCGGGCTGGCAGGCCTATACGGTGGGGCCGGGGAGGCTGCGGGTCGGCTGGTGACGCAGATACCCCGCGTCGCTGGTAACGCATTCCGCAAGTACGTCTCGCGACCAACCCCGGAGTCGCAGGACTTGACGGCGTCCGTGCTGCGTGCTGGCGGCGTGCCCCCGATCAGATCGGCGGCCCCTGGGCTTGGGCCGCTCGCGATCGGCCAGGATTTGTCGATGCGCCTCGGGTACAACCCGCTGGAGGCGCCGAACAGGCGCGCGGTTCACGGGAGATTGGCGGACATCGCCGATCTGACGCCGGCGCAGCGTGAGGACGGCCCCATCATCGAGGGCATCCTTAATCCGACGGCTCGCATCTCGGCCACGGAAGCGGGCGAGAGCGTGCTGGGGGCGGTGCAGCGGCACGGCGCGCACCTGGAGGCCGATGTCGAGAACCTAGCCCGCGACGCCGACCGGATGCTGAACCGGCAGCTGAACCAGTTGGGTGCCGTTTCCCGGCGCGCTCCGGCGGGCATGGGCGGCGGCCTGGGCATGGACTTCGCCGCGGGCCTGAGCCAGGCAAGGGCCGAGTTCAGCCGCTCGATGGAGAAGGGCTACTCCCAGATTGATCGCCTCGTGGCGCCGATGGAGAAGCCGGGGCCGCAAGCGTTTTCCCCAAATCGAGAGATGACCGATGAGGCTCTGTTCGGAGTCCCCTCGGCCAATCGAGGGGCGCCCGTCCCGACGCCGCCCGCCGGCATCGTGCCGACACCCACGATGAAGAAGGCGGCCGGCCGGATTCTAGATTCCCTGCCGAAGGGCGAGGCCGGGGAGCCCATCTTCGCCGACGCTCGGGTTTTGCGGGCGCTGAACCAGTTGCGCAACGCCCCGGAGAAGATGCCGCTCGGGGAAACGCAGCGTATCCGCACCATTCTCGGCGAGATGGGTGAATTCACCGATATGATGCCGGGGGTTGCCAAGCGCGACTTTAACGACCTGCGCCACGCGGTGAACTCCTCAATCCAGGCGGCGGCATTCGACCCCGCCGCCGGGCCAGCAATCCGGTTGCTGCGGAAGATGGACGATGCCTACCGCGAGGGCATCCGTAAGTTCGGCGACGCCGAGATCAACCAGATGGTGGCACAGGCCAAGACGGGGATCATGCCGGACCCCGGAGTGATCGCCGACAAGGTGCTGGCGCCCGGCAACCTCTCCCGCGCCCGCACGATGCGCGAGATGGTCGGCCCCGACGTGTGGAAACGCGTTGCCGCCGCCGACATGGACAACATGCTCGGTCGCGGCGGCTCGGCGGTTGACCCGCAGACCGGTGATATATCGGCACGCAAGTTCGCGGCGCTCGTCGCGGCTAAAGACAAGAGCGGCATGCTGGAATTGACCTACGGCCCCAGCGTCGCCCGTCAGATGCGGGTCTTCGGCCAGCGCATGGACGCACGCGGTGGCAAGGTGCCGGCCGAGGCGCTGACGCCGGACAATTTTGGGCAGACGATGCGGCAGTTGGAGACGGCCCAGCAGACCCGAGACGCCTTCCTGTCGCGGAATTTTCTATCCGAGCTATCCGATCCGAAAAAGATGCCGGACGACGCCATCAACTTTGTCGCGCAGCCGGGGCAGCAGACCAAGCTGGCGCAAGCGCAAGCCTTCTTTAGTGACGATTCCCCGCAAATGGAGGCGATCCGAAAGCAGGCGAGGGAGGAGCTTCTCCATTCGGCTATCGTCGTAACCGGAAGCGGTGCGACGACCAGCATAGCCGGGGACGGTATAGAGAATGCCCTGTCGAGGTGGACGCCACGCCAGCAGGAAATACTGTTTCCTGATGGGCTCGCCGCCGACATGGGCCGACTGGCCCGAGAAATACGCTTTATGTATCCAAGAAACCCAAACGCAATAGCCGGAGGCATGGCGGCGGGAGCAATCGGACTATTGCCCTTTCCCACCAACATTCCGGCCGAGTTGCCGTTCAAGGTTTGGGCGTATTTTCTGTCGAAACCCGGCGTCGTGCGCGCCCTGTCGGAGGGGCTGAAGCCCGGCCCCGGCAAGGCCGCGACCCGCGAGACGATCCGCATGATCTTCCGCGAGGCGGCGCTCGGCGAGTTGCCGCACCCGGACGAGGAGCCGGCGCCCGGAGTGATGTCGCGAAGGGATGCCACCACGGCCGTCATGGGCCGCAAGCAGGCCCCGCCGCCCTCGGGGTCACAGCTTCGCCCGTCACGCGATCTACGCCCCAGCGCCGCCGGCCCCTAGCCCGTCGCGAGAGGATCAGCCGGGGGCATTGTCGGGCCAGACGATGCTGAGCAGGAGCGCGATTTCGACGGCGGCGCATCCAAGAGCGATGTATCGCTGCCATGCCTTTTGCAGGATCGCCGCTCCCACCAGTGCGAGGCATAGCATCGCAGCGCACGGTATTGCCGCGCTCACCGCCCCGGCTCCGCGTCGAGGGTGGTGGGTTGGGTGACAAGCTCGTCGCGCTCCTTGGTGAGGCGATCTATTATTGATCGCAGTAGGTCGATGTCATCGTCACCGTAGTATGAAGGCGCTCGTCGGGCTGGGTGATAAACATCGGCGCGGCGACGTAGAAGGTCGGCCAGCCGCTCGGCGTCCTTCGTGGGGTCAGTCATGGGGAGGCTCCCGACAGAATGTTCCGCTCCATGCGGTCGAAAGCGTCCTCATCATTGAAGCTTTCAGATGCAACGATGGCGGCACAGCGCAGCCGCTCCTCCCGCACGCCGGCCGCGCGGAAGCGGTCGAGGGCGAGGGCGATGTCTTGATGAATGACTAACGATGATCCAGCGTATATTGGAATGTCGATATCTACCCAGTTTTGGATAAGCTTTCGTGATGCCTCCAGTGCTTCCTGGCTCGGCTCGGTCGGGGCGCGCTCCGGGGAGGGGGGGTCAGACATCGGTACAACTCCCACGGAAGCGAATGCCGGACCAATCAAGCTTCTCCTTGCCTCCGTCGCTGGTGGTGGGAGGGCGTGGCTTCGGCATGTAGTGGGTGAATGCGCCCGCTCGGTAGCCGGGGCCGTCAGCAGTTTGCCATTGGAAGTCGTCCTTGGTGTCGTCCCAGAACGCGACGACCATGAAGTCGCTCTCGGTCGTGCCGAGCAACCATTCCTCACCGGAATTTCGAGCAGCATCGTCTATCGACCGCCACCCGCCCGCCTCAAGCTCGCGCTGAGCCGCCTGTAGAGCTCGCCAGTGGGCTTCGTCTTTCGGGCTTTGCCAGAACCCTTCTGCCCGCCCGCGCTCCTCAGCTTCCCGGCGCACTGCCGCGACCATTTCCTCTCGCGTTATCTCACCCGTCATGGGAAGGCTTCGCTGCAATCGTGGCCGGGATGAAGCGTTACGCCGCAGCGCCAACACAGGGAGGGGTCGCGTGGGACATAGACCTCACCAGGCGACTCGCCTTCGCGTATCGCTCTAATAGCGCGTGAGCGCGGGATGCGTCCGATAGCCCAAGTGAAACACCGTTCCCTCTCCTCCCGCACGCCGGCCGCGCGGAAGCGGTCAATGTCTTCCGCTAATTTAATGCGCCACTCGTAGGGTATTTCGAGATATTGGTGCGCGATCTTCAGTGCTTCCTTGCTCGGCTCGGTCGGGGCGCGCTCCGGGGAGGGGGTGGTGTTGGGGGTCATGGTTCAGCCTTCCTCTTGAAGTCGATCGCCAGCCAGATCGCCGCGCTGTCGCCCATGTTGATCGCGCTGCGGGGGGCGAGGCGGTTGACCAGCACCAGGAGGCCGGTCGTCGGCATCATGATCTCGGGGCCGCAGAACCACGTCACCGCCGGGCTCGTCCGCAGCATCAGGATCGCGTGCTCGTCCTCGCCGCCCTGGCGCCAGTCCATGCAGGCCCCGGCCGGCAGCAGCTCCAGGTCGATGCGGCCGAACTCGATGCCGCCCATCTGGTCGCCAAGGCGCCTCACCCGCTGGATCGCGTTGTTCAGCTCCGCCCACTTGCCGGCGGCGGCGTAGGGCGGGATCGTGAATTTGCCGTCATCACGCGGGCGGCGCACCGGGCAGGCCAGCGTGCCGCCGCCATCGTCCTTGAACAGCCCGATTCGAGTGCGCAGAGACGCTATGAGGTCGAACGGGTCGAGGTGCGCGGCCGCGAGGAACGATGCCACCTACGCGGCCCCCGGCGTCTCTGGCGGCCGCAGGTTGTCGCTGACCAGCGAGACGACGGCCGGCTGCTTCCCCTCGATCATCCGTAAGGAGCGCCGCAGCCAGTCCTCGCCGATCTCCATGACCACGACCGACGCGACCTCGCCATCGGGCATCGTCCGGCCGGCCACGACGCCGGAGATCGCCGCCGCCGCCTCGGCGCTTGGGGCGACCAGCAGGTTCGTGAACGGGCGGTTGCCGTCGAGGACGATCGAGACACAGTAGGCCTTGAGTTCGCCGCTCACCGCTCGCCCCCAAACGGAGCCAGCGAGCCGACGAGGTGCTCGCGGCGCTTGGCGGCCCGGGTTTGAAGCAGGGCCATGCGCTCGGCATGTACCTCCGGCGGCCCGAGTTCGCTGCTCAGCCGGTCGAGGGTCTCGAACGCCTGCCACTCGCCGAGACGCGTCAGCATCTCCTTGTCCTCCTCGAGGTCGATGTCGCGGGCGATCTCCTTCCACCGTTTCTGCACCTCAGCGGCGTCGCCCGAGAGCGCTGGGGCGGCCTGTTGGCGCTGCGGGGCACGGGTGGCACCGTTGCCGCGCGAGGCACCGCTGGCGGGCGCGCCCTCGCCCTGCGCCGTCTCGTCGGCGTCCTTCTCGCCGGTCGGCACCTTGAAGACCTGCCGCAGGAACTGCTTCTCGACGTAGCTCTGCGCCGCGCCATAGGTCTGCGGCCCATTGATCGGCATAGCCAGCGTGCGCGACATCGGCAGCGTCGACATCACGCCCGACTCGTGCAGGAACGTCAGCTCGTAGCTGGCGAACAGCCAGGGTGTTTTCTTCTCGCCCTCCGAGACGCGGACCTCACTTTCCGCTTCGTTGATGAGAAGCGCGAGGCCGGCATCGGCCATCAGTGGGCCGATGATCTCGTAGAACTTGTCGACGCTGACATAGTTGTATCGCGCGTGCTCGTTGCGCTCGTCGACGCCGAGGCGGCGGATCTGCTTCTTGACCGCGATAACGGCGGCGGCGATCTCAGGGGGCATGGTCATTTTACTTTACCTTGCGTGAGGGTTGGTTCCGCAGCCAGCGAGCCACATAGGCCCCTGGCGACGGGTCGGAAAGCAGGTCCTGGTAGGCGCTCTCGCCGGCAGAGGGGTAGGAATAGAGTGACCCATTCCGAAATTCGACCAAAAGCTCTCCAGTGTCTTCATCCCATCCCACTGCGCGCACATTGCTACTTCGGACTTCTCTCATTTCTGCCATTTTATATTTTACTCCTTCTTATTGCCGCCCGCCGCCGAATGCAGGCGCGACATTCGCGATTCCCGTTGGCCCTCGTGTATAGATTTTCTCCGGCGTATTCGTGTCCGGCCGGGCAGTGCGTGATTGCCCGAGCGCGAGCAGATGCGACTTCACCAACCCTCCCGCGCCTGACGTTCTCCATGTGGGTAACCGGCTCAAGGTGGTCTGGGTTGATGCAGCAACGCATGCGACATTTGTGGTCAAGCTCCAAACCCTCGGGGATGGGGCCAATAAACCGCTCATACGAGTACCTGTGAGCGTAGGTGATCCGCCAGCCCCTCGGACTTCTAGGGTCTCGAATATTTAATCTTCCGTAGCCGAGCCTGTGCAGCATTCCGGTCCAAATCCAGCACCCGCTGTTGGGCTCAGGCTCGTACGCGGAATCGAAATCAAAGCTAGGACGCCCCATCACCGTCCCTCCTTGCCGAACTCCCGTTGGATCGCCCACAATTCGTCCCTTATATTCTCAAATCCGCAACGATAGATGATGGAGAACGCGGCGCTGGCGCCAGCCACGAACGCGCCCTCGAAGTCCGGGCTGTCCATCCCCGGCACGGCTTTGATAAGGCTCCGCCACGCGGCATCCAAGCTGTTGAAGTCAGGGCCGTCAGCCATCAGACTTCCCCTTCCGCGATGTCTTTCTGGTACTGGATCAGCCGCTCGGTCAGCGCCGCGAAGCGCTTGACGCAAAAGTGGCAGCAGCGCTCGGCCGGACCGATATATTCCCCGTTTCGCTCACTGCGCTCGCCAGCGGCCTGGACCGCTATCTCCAGGGCAAGCCGCAGCGTCTCGATCTCTTCGTCGTCGAGGTTCAGCATTCCGGTTTCTCCATTGAGATTGAGACGCCCCTGCCGTCGCGCTTCAGGCGAACCAGCCCTAGCTGACACAGCCCGACATCCTCGGGCACCAGGGCGGTCATCTCCTTGCGCACGATCGCGTGCTTCACCGCCGCGCCGTGCGTCTCGGCGAAATCGCGGGCCAGCCGCTGAAATTCCCCGGCCCAGTTTGGCCGCTCCGCCGCCGGTGTCAGATCGAGGTTGATCTCGCGGCGCTTCGGCTGCGGCTTTGGCGGCGCAACGGGCGGCGGGGCCGGCGGCTCCTCGCCGCGCTCGACGTAGCCCCAGCACTCGCGGCAGCGGGCGATCAATTCCGCCTGATAGAGCGGGTCGACCTCCTGGAAGATCGGCGGCTCCCACTTATTGCCGACGATCGGCGCGAGGCCCCACCAGTCCACGCCGACGACTGTCGCCTGGAACACCCCGGCAGGCGTATAGCGCAATATCTCGGCGTCCCCGGTCCGAGCGACGTGCTTGGCATCGAGGACTGCTCGGTGGCCTTGCGGCGTCGTCGTGATCGCATCAAGGTTGCAGGCCATGAACGGGTAGTCGGGACTGACGAACAGTTCGTGGTCGGCGCCGCTCCCGGTCAGCGCCTCCCAGATGTGGCACATCAGCGGATTGTCGCTGAAATACTGGATCGCCCGCCCGGTCGTCTTCTCGGTCCACCATAGTCCCAGCGGCTCGGTGTAGGAGCCTAGCTGCACCCGGAACTCGCCCGACAGGTCTTCCTCGACGTAGCCGGGCTGGAAGCGCGCCCAGACGGCGCGGTAATCGCCGGCCATCACATTGGCGGCGTCCCCGGCGTGCAGCCGCAGCTTGCGCTCGGCCAGTTGTTCGGCGGATAGGCCTAGGGCGTTCATCGGACGGTCCACTTGGTTGCTTCGTAATGCGCGGTGTGCTCGATGACGACGCCAGGGACGGATGGGAAATCGGTTTCCGCCTCGATGTGATTGGCGTCTTCCGCCAGGATGCGAGTAGCCAAGGCGTGCTCTTGGCCCCGCAGAAGCCAGCCCATGAGCGCCTTGCGTTTGCCGAACACCTCGACAACGAGCGGGTCATAAACACCCTGCTCAACGACCCAAACCGTCTTCATTTCGGCACCTCGCCGCCCGCGCAAATCCGCGCGATCTCGGCCTTGGCCTCGGCGACCGCCGCGCGCACCCGCACCGGGTCGTCCGCCAAGACCTTGATGGCGACCAGCATCGCCTCCGCGTAGCCCAGCGCCTTGGCGTGGCGCATCGCGACTTCCTCAAGATGGCTCATTTTCGGCTGCTCCCGTGGTTGACGCCGGACACTCGCAAAAAGAGATTGTGTCGTCAAGCGGAAAATGCTACACGATCCACGCAATGAACAGAACGACATTCGCGATCTGGCTGGAGGGCCGGGGGGACAATCCCTCGGCGTTCGCCGTGCGCCACGGCATTTCCAAGGCGGCGGCCTATGCGCTGGCCGGCATCCGTTCGCACCGCTCGCCGGAGTTCTTCCGCACATCGACGCTCGAGCGGATCGAGGCCGAGACCGGGATCGCCGCGCAGGTGCTTTACGGCGACTGGTGCAAGGTCGAGCCCCGGCCGGCTCGTAAATACACTCGCAGGGGAGGGGGCGATGTCGCTATCCAGGAATGAGCGGAATCTCGGCTACAAGCAGGTGCCGCTGCCGACCCCGCGCGTGACGACGATTCTTCGCCGGGTCGCCGCCGGCTACATCAGCGTTACGCTGACCGAAGGGGGGCCGGAGTACCGCTACGACGATGGCTCCCTGGTGCACGGCGAGAAGGGCAAGCCTCTCGGGGAGCGTGCGTTTCGCACGATGGTGCGCGAGGGGTGGCTCCTGCCGGTCGAGGGCGGCTCGTTTCTGGAGGACGGGCCACCGCAGCAGTACCGGGCTCGCCGCCCGGCCGATGGCCCGCTGCCGCGCGTGCGGGGCGGTCCGCGTGGTTGAGCCGGATTTCCGGGTTGTGCTGCCGGTCCCGCCGAGCGCCAACGAGCTGTTCACGACGCGCGCCGGCAGCCGGCAGCGGATCAAGACCAATAAATACCGCGCCTGGATCGCCGAGGCCGGATATGCGGTCAATATCGCCGGGCGGCCGGCCGAGCCCATCGGCCGCTGCCGGGTCGAGATCGACCTGCCGTTCAACCGCACCCGCGACATCGACAACGCGATCAAACCGATCGCTGACTTGCTGGTGCGCCATCGGGTCATCGTCGACGATCGCTGGGTTGACGAGTATCTGGCGCGGCGCGTCCCGGCGACTGAGCCGTTGCAGGTCGGCGTATGGCGGCTCGAATAGCGCCGCTGGCAAGTCGGCTGGACGAGGCGGCGCTGCTGCGGCTGCGGCGCGTGCTGTGGACGCAGACAGCCAACTCGATTCGGGAGACCGCGCGCCGGGCAGGCGAGCCCTATCCGACGTGGCTGGACAAGTACCGAGACTTCGAGATTGACCCGGATCGAGGGTAGGCGTCAGACTGTGCTCCGACGCGATTGAGGGGCCGGGTATGGAGCCCGACCCCTCGTAATCGCATGGACGTGAGAAGGGTCACGCCATGATCGCTGCGCCGCAGCATTTAGCACCCGACCCCGGCGTTATCAAGCCGCCGGTCGATCCCCTCGTCGCGCTCTCGGCCGGGGAACGCGAGGCGTTGCGCCTGGCGCACCGCAAGCGCGCAATCCCATTGAAGGTCATGGCGCGCCGGCTCGGGGTCTGCCCGCACATGCTGGCGCGCTACCGCTGCGGCGAGCGCAAGCCGCGCCGCTCCCTCCTGGACCGCTGGTGGAAAGAACTGTCATGAGCCTTAAATTGCTCAGCTGGGCATTCGAGCAGGATTTGCCCTGCGCCGAAAAGATCGTGCTGCTGGCCCTGGCCGACATGGCCGACATGGACGGCAAGTGCTGGCCCTCGCAAGCCTGTCTCGCCAAGCGGTGCGGCATCGTCCGCGAGACGGTCAACCGGCAGATAAAAAAGCTGGTCCTTGCCGGAATGCTCCGGGTCGAACACAGGGCCGACAGGGATGGGCAACACTCAAACGTATATTTTGTGCAGTGTGACGCAGGATCACATGCGACCCAGGATCACGTGACCCAAGATCACTCGGCACGTGACGGACGATCACGCGGGCACGTGACGGACGATCACACAGAACCATCACTTAGAACCTTCAAGGAATCTCCCCCTGTAGTCCCCCGCCGGGGGACGACGCTTACGGACTTTGAAAAATGGTGGGCAGGCTATCCGGCAAAGATCGGGAAGGGGGCGGCCGAGAGGGCTTGGGCAAGGGCCTGTAAGCAAGCCAGCGCCGACGACATGATTGCGGGAGTTTCCCGCTATATCGCCAACAAGCCCGAGGACCGGGACTGGTGCCATCCGGCAACATGGCTCAATCAGAAGCGCTGGCTCGATGATTTTGGCGACAGCGAGCAGCGGCGCATCAGGCCGACCTCGCCACCGCCAAGACTGGAGAACGGCAATGCCGCCATCGGACTTGATGATGATCGGGTTTCCCAGCAAAGCGCATTACAGCGGCATTCGCAAAAGCCTGCGGAGCCGGAGTTATTCCGGTCTGACCGATACTGAGCGCTGGCAATACCACGCATACGATTATGCTTGGCGGCGAACTTTCCTGGGGAATGCCGACGAAGCTGCATCGCCCGTCGATCCTGATAGATCGTGGTACGACGAGGCTTCCGCGGCGGCTGCTCAACGGTTCTTCAAGCGCTGAGAGCTATTCCGACGACTGAGCGAGCCCGAGAGCGCTTAGGAGGCCCATATCGGGTGTCCCGAATTGGCTGCCGATTGGGGGTCGCGGGTGACCGCATAACTCGCAGGCCTGGGTCACCGAAAACGCCGCGAGTTGTTGCATTTGATTGCGGCTCGCCTCGACGATGTTGAGCGCGGCCGCGATCTTCTCGGCGATCGCCTTCGATGGAATGTGTCCCGCCACCGCCTGCCCGGTGCCGCAGGTGACCGTGTGGGGCGGTCCAAGCTCGCCGCCCGGTCCCTTGGTCAATCCGGTGCCATAGGGGCCGGGCGGCAGGTCGCTGCGGTTGTCGAGTTCGCCAAGCGGCGTGTCAGATGGCTGCGCCCTCTGTTTGTTCATCGCTTGCCTTTCCTCCAGTCCTCGGGGTTGACAAAATTCGAGCGCCACAGGCCCAGCCGCTCGGCCTTCGCCGCCGCCTCGTGGTCGCGGTAGGCATCGCTGTATCGTCTGTACGCTACGGCCATGCCCAGCGCGACCATCATGCCGCCCAGGTCGGGGACCCGCTCCGTGCCGCACCTCGCCACGATCCGGCCGTAGCGATCGCGGTCGCGCTCGGTGCAGGCCACGGTGTCGCCGCCAATGAGGCGTAGGAGCCCTGCCGTGGCCGCCAGACCACAGGAAACCCCGCCGCATACCTGTACCCCCTCGGGCGCGTCTATGCCCCACAGGCGCACGCGCACGCCGCCTACGTCGATTGTATCGCCATCGATCACCGTTGCCTCGCCCCGGATCGTGTTCCGCGACAGTGCCTCGGGCACCGCCAGCGTGGCGCACGCCCCGACCAGCACCAAGCCGGCCAGGGCGGCGGACAGGCGCCCGCTCATACAACGCTACAGATCAGGTCGAGCACCTCGCGCGCCGCCTGTTCCCAGGCCCCAGCCAAGTCCTGCGGGTCGCGGGCGAAGGCGAGAGCGAGGGCGCGGGCGCGGGCGAGGTCGAGGGCGCGGTCGAGGGCGGGGTCGAGGTCGAGGTCGAGGGCGGGGTCGAGGTCGAGGGCGCGCAACTTGGCCGCCTCGTCAGGCAGGTTCAGGGTATCGCAGAGAGCGGGGAGAACCTGACGATAGGCGTGATCGACCAGCGCGTAAACCCGCTTTCTGTCATGCGGCGCCGGGTCGAGCGCCAGAAACCGCTTCAGATAGGGCCGCATGACCGCGGTGCGATGCGCGTCGTCGCGCCAGCCCGGCGCGTCGTTGAACCCGGGCAGGATATCGACAAACGCCGTCACCCCCGGTGGCGTCTTGTCGGCATGTGTGCCGGTGACGACCTCGTGCAATAGCTCGCGGGCGCAATGCCGGCAATCCGGGCCGCCGGACTGGTGCGGCCCGTGGTAGAGCGTCGCGGTGTCGAGCAGCGCGAGGCGTTCGGCGGGTATCGTGTCGATGATGGTCATATCGTCGTCTCCCCTGTCAGGTGTTCGGCTTCCGGTGCGCCCGCATGCCATCCATGTAGGCGCGGATCAGGTCGGCGGTGATCGCCGCGCTGTAGCGGCCGGTGATGTTGTGCTCTCCGCCGCTATCGCCGACGATCTGCGACAGGCGGTAGCCGCCATAGGCGCAATCGAGCACATAAACACCCTCAACCGAGCGGTTCGTGCCGTCCTCGGCCTTCACCCAAGGGGTTAGCGGCATGCCGGCCTGATAGTTCAGATTGTCAACGAGAATGCGCAGCGTCTTGACTGTGGTCCGGTTCATGATGTTCTCCCCTTGATTAGCGGCGAACGCGGGCGGCGGAAAGCTCAAGACGGGCGAAGCGCTCGGCGTCCGCAACGGTCTGATAGTGCGGGTTGCCAGCGCCGTAGTCGCGCATCAACTCGGCGCCGCGTCTTGTTCTGAACGGGCCGATCACCGCGTTGTACTTTTCGCCATGGGTGGCGAACGTGGGCTCGACTGCCGCGCGGAAAATCTCGCGCACAACGTATTGCCCACTGTGAATGTCGCAGCCGCGAATGCCGAGATATAGCTTAGTCGTGGTCATTTGATCGTTCTCCCCTGTTTGTGCGTCGCGATTAAGCGGTAAAGCCGAATTGGCGGCGCAGAGATTTGATGTGGCTGAGCATTTGGCGAGCCCGCTTCATAGCGTCGGCCTTTCGCTCGTACTCAAGCTCGTAATAGGCGACGCCAATGGGGGCGCCGTCCACCGGATCTGTGCCGCGCACCTTTGGAAACCATCCATGCGTGTGGTCACCCGCAACAACAAAGTGCAAGTCTGTCGCGGTCAGGAGGTAGTCGGTTGTAACAACTAGCGCTTCATCCATCGGCAGCATTGATGTTCTCCCCTGTTTGTGCGAAGGCCGCACCGCTCTGCCCCGCCGGAACGGGGCAGGCCGGTCTGGTCTAGCGGTTCCAGGTCAGCATTCCGAACGAAGCGCGCCACGCCTTGCCGGCACTGACTGCGGCCTGCTCGGCGGCGAGCAGATCAAGGTCGGCATTGCGGAATGCTTCCTGAATCTGCGTCGGCGCGAGCTTCTTACACTCGCTGAATGGCGTCTCGTGGTTGGGCGCGCAGGCGTATATCGCCTGTACCAGCTTCTCGCGGCGGACTGCGGCGCGCGCCACAAGCTTTTTGTGCGAAAGGGTTGCCATCTGAATTTGCCCCTCAGTGGACGTGGTATGAAACATTGGCCACATCGGCCGACCAGCATGCGCGGCACTCGCCGCATTTGTTGCCTTGCCGTGGTGCCGGGCAGGCATGGCCGGCCGCTTCGCCAGTATGAACCGTAGACGTCTGCGGCCACGCTGTCGGCGCCGCGCCATCTATCATCGTGGCGCTAAGGCGGATCGTAAGGTTTGCCGGGATCGTACCGCCGTCGCGCACAAAGGCCTTTACGATCTGGCCTTCGCGCGTCGGTAGCCAGTGCCGAAGCCATGGCGTTGCGCGCGCCACAGCGCATATCCGCGCCAGGTGGTCGCGCGATTGCAAGTCACCGCTATCGTGCCAGCGATGAAACTTGTCGAGTTTCTCGCCGGTTTTTGGGTTGCGGCCACGCTCATGCGCTTTCGTCAGCAACAGAACCATTGCCTCTACAAAGCTTTCATGGCGGATCGCTTCAAGCCGCGCGGCGAGCGAAGCTTTAACGCTCGGGAATATGTAATTGCCCTTCAACGCGTAGCAGCTCGAGCAGGTCGATCCTGGCACCTTGGCGAGCTTGGCGCCGGTGATGCAGGCCTGCGCCGGTATGCCATACGATGTGCCGGGCATCTTGCTTGGATACCCGAGACTACCGGCAATCGCCTTGGCTTCCCTGATATTCATGTGGGCCATCCGTGGTTGGACGACCCTAAGATAGCACCGATTATTTTCCGGTCAAGCGGAAAAAGATATTGACGTGAGATTTTGTCGAGCGGTAGGATCGTGGCGTCAATCACAGGAGCGATCAATGTCCGATATTTCAGCGGCCCGGCAAGCCAGGATAGATGCAGCCCTGGATACGCAAGTCAGGGTCAATGGCCGCGAGTTTATGACGAGGCGGGCTCTAGTAGAGCGTTGCGTTGCGCAAGGATACCGCGTCACGGAGCGGAGGGGAGGCGAGCGGGTTCTTATGTCTCCAGACGGTTCTTGGTTAGATGCCAAGAATATAACCAAGACCGGATTGGATTATGCCTGTCGTTTGCTTGCATCGGCATAGAGGAGGCAACCATGATCGAGGCGAGATACGATTATGCCGGCCCGTTCAAGTCGGCCGAGCGTGCAGATGATGTGCTGTCGGACATGTTCAATCGCGACGAGGTGTGCGAAGGCGAGCGGCCGGAGATCGTAAGCCGCAAGCCGCGCGTCGGCGGTCGCTACGTCAAGCGCTGGTATATCACTCTGCCGATGTAGAGCCCTTACCATCATCAGGTGGCAGCAGGCCCTTCGGGGCCTGCGATGCTTTCAGCGCGTCCAGCAGCGCAACGAGCGTATTGCCCTGCTGAGCCTTAAAGGCCCCTTCAGCGACGCGCACGGCCAACTTGGTTAGATCGCGCGCGGCCTCATTGCCGGCTCGCAGCAGCTTTACGTCAATGTCGGCGCCAAGTGCGTCGAGTTGCGCGTCGACCAGCTCGACCGTCCTGATTTGCAGCTTGAGGCCAGCCAGCGATCCGCGGTTGAGCGCGTCCGCATGCTCGCTCGATCCGCCGATGGTCGGGACTATCGCCGGTGCCTCGACCTGGGCAATCACGTCAGCTGCGATGTCAAGTGCGTCGCTCATGCGCTTTTTTACCGTGGACAGCTTCGGGGTGCGCCCACCGTACCATGCGAGCCCCAGCTTATTGAACGTCTGCTGCCGCGCGTGCAGTGCGACCATCATCGGAGCGATCGAGCCCCCGCGATAGCCGCCTGAGCTGGTGCCTCCGTGAAGCCGGCAGCGCGTGCGACCTGGTACAGATCGTCGCTGGCAGGGCAGACCCGCCCTATTGCGCGCTCCGCATATCTTCGTCAGGCGTTGAAGCTGGCGAGTGCTCAAATCGCCCTCGGCAGCGCATCATGTCCGTCGCTGTTTCCCATTGATATCGTTCACCTATTCCGATCGGACCGAGCGGTCGATACGGTGTGGGAATCGTCCCTCGACCGGACCGGGAGCGGGGAAAATTGGGTTCCCCAGAACAAACCGGAAGCAGTTTAGGGAAATCGTTCCGCATCCGTTCACCTCGATGCCGGCATCGAAGCTGTCTCCAGCGAGTGCCTCTACCGGCATCGACAGCCATCTCGACCTCGCCGGTCTCGGTCGGCCTTCGACGCCTCTCGAGGACCGAGACGCTGTATCCGACCTCGACCGTCGTCGATGTCGTAAGCATGAATGCATCTTCTACCACCTTGCCGCAAGGCCTGCTGTATTGGGTTTAGACATAGGCCGC